AACCTTGCTTGGCAAGTACTTAAGTCCACGCAACTCAACAACCATCTCAATCTGCACGTTAGAAACTTCGATTAGTTTTTCGTACACCTGAGCGTTTGTAATCCTTACGGATGAGTGGGTTTCTTCTGCCATGTAACCATTCTAGTGGAACGTGTTACTTATATTCTTTTCGCTTCCAGTACAGCATTTTGTATTGTCTAAAGATTTTACGTCTAAACGGGGCTTCTATTTCAGCAGACTTCTTCGCATCGTATTCTAGAATCTCAGATTGCCAAGCGTCACGCTTAAAAGGGATTACTTGAGCTATTGGTGTCCCTGCTTCAATAATTCCTTCAAAATCTTTACGCAAGATAAAAGGGAAGTTAACCGGTTGCTTGTAGCCGTCTGTCTCGACAACTCCGGTTAGCGTAATAAAAGGTAACTCAGTTCTGTTTAGCGGGTGAGTAAATAGCGTGCTGTATCCAGCGGGCGTTTCAATTCCCCAAGGGTTCATGAACTTCCAAGGCTGTTTGCTGTAGTTATCTGGGATAAGTTCTTCCGCAATTTGCTCAAGTGAGTGCTGACCGATAAACTCAGCGCCACCATTTAGCCACACTAAATCTTGCTCGCCGTTTTCAATAGTAACTTGAACATCGTTTTCTAAAAAAATGAAATAGCCTGCACCTAAAGCATCGCCAAAGGGGTTACACCATTTCACAGTTACATTTTTACTGCCGTCTGGAAATGAGCGCGATTTTTTTGCATCATTAGTTAGCGGCTTTTTCTTTTTATACCAATCTGGTAAGGCGGTAACTGCGGGCTGCGGCTTTATCAGTAAGTTAGGATCGCTGCTTTGCCATGCTCTAAATTTTATTTTCATAAATAAAATTTTATACTAATAAAAAAAATTTAGCTAATTCGCTTCAACCCAGTTTAGTAGATCTTCGCTCCAAACAAATTCACCGTCAGCTTCGGGGTAATCAACTGGCGCTATGTATAAAAATGTTTCTTTATTAAGAGTCCATGAGGGGAAGGGCTTATCGGGCAAAAATGCTTTGACAGAATTAGAGTAAGTTGTTCCGATCCTAGCAGCATTTCTTGACTTAATTAAAGAACTAAATTCTTCTAAGTCGGTTTCTTTTGGTTGACTTCTTACCCATGTTCCGGGCATGTACTTATCTAGCCATTCTTGCCCAGCTTGCGGCAAAGCCGCATCAAGCAAGATAATGTTTTCGACCTTATTGTTTTTACCTAATTTTGCGTAATACGCTATCACAGCTCATACCTCACAATGACAATTCCGTTTCCACCAGTTCCAGTGAAACCTTGACCGCCGCCGCCGCCGCCGCCTTTTCCATTAGTCCCAGAATTTCCGTTGTAATCATTACTAAAGTAGCCACCGTCACCACCGCCACCATTTCCACCTGCCGCGCCATTTTGCGGCGAATTGCCATAAGTTCCGCCGCCGCCGCCGCCAGCGTATTCAACCCCGTCTAGCCAGCTTTTACCATTGCCGCCGCCGCCGCCAAGAGTATTTCCACCGTTGCTACCAGCGTTGTTTTTACCGCCGCCGCCGCCGCTACGACTAGAGTTATTAGTTGTTCCGCCTGAACTTCCTTGACCGCTTGTGCCTGCAAAGCCTGACGCACTCATTGAGCCGCCACCAGAGCCACCGGATGTGCCAGGGAACTCGTTTGCCCCTACCGATCCTCTACCGCCGCCCGTTGCACTTGTAAGATTATCAAATACCGAATGGCCACCCGCTGAGATTAGCTGAGTTGCTCCACTCGAGCCGCCGCCAGATCCGCCAGCCCCCACAGTAACAACATAATCCCCAATAGCTAGACTTTCAGAAGCAAACTCAAGCATCCCGCCAGCACCGCCGCCAGCACCAGAATTGCTATTTCCGCCGCCGCCGCCGCCAGCTACTATCAAAACATCAGATGTAAGTGCAGCAAAAGCTTCAAAAGTTCCTGATGTTGTAAAAGTATGATAGCGGTATCCACCTGAATCGGTTACTGTCCCACCTTCCGCAAACACCGAACTGTGTTCAAACTCTTTATCTGTAAAGTTTTCGCCGTCGTCTGTAACTCTAACCGTAAAAGTAGCTGACCCTGCTTCGGGCGTTCCTGATAAAATACCTGTAGCAGAATCTAGGGATAAGCCTGTTAGTAATGTGCCACTTTGCACTACATAGCTAACGATTGCACCTTCAGCATCACTTGCTTCAAGAGTTTGGCTAAACGCCACACCCGGCGCTGCTACATTTAGTGGCGAACTTGTTATCCATGTAGGATCAGATCCCGCCGTGATGCCTGTCAAAATGTTAATACCTGAGCCAGTTGGTTGCGGCACTCCGGGATTTACAGCTCTCATGCTATAAGGTGACAAATCTTCAATAAGGTCATCGGGTCGAGTAACAACTAGCTCAGTTGAGTCGGTTCTGACTACGCTTTTTGCTTCGGTTGAATACTCCCCGCTTTCAAAATAGATCTCTACGTCAGTTGCAAAATTTCCACCCGATAGTGTCGTTGTATCGTTTATTGCCGGCAGGTCGGTTGGAGTTGCAGAATTTATGTAGGCTCCTGCGCCGGGTTCAATACCAGCAGAACTAGCATTGTTTACTGCACCTAAATAATTGAAGCTAATTACTTCTGTTGTCGATACGCCTAAAATAACTACAGTATCAAATTGTTCTGTTGCCGTAATTGCTGTTGTGTTGCTATAGCCAACATTGGCACCAGCTGTGTTTATAAGGTAAACATCAAAGGATGTATCTCCTGACAAAAGCGAAAACGAATAAGGACCCGCTTCTTTAAGAAGCCCCGTTGAAGAAGTATTGTTTGTAGTTTCGTTCATGTCTACAATGAAATTACTAGCGCCAACTCCTTCCCAGCTAAGCCCGCCGTCTACTATCGCCAAATACTTATTATTTGCGCCAATTCCAAAGCGCACTACTGAACTTGCGCCGTCACCAACTATTAGATCGCCAGCTGTTGTTACTATGCTTTTAGGTATCTGGGCATCAACTTGATCTTGGATCGAAGAAGTAACGCCGTCAGTGAAATTTAGTTCAGCAGCGGTTGCGGTTAGATCCGAAATTTGCGAAGCTGGAATAGTTACTGCGGATAGGTCAACATCTATCGTTACATCGCCAGAAGTTCCGCCACCAGATAAAGCCGTTCCTGCGGTTACCGCTGTTATGTCGCCGGGGTTAGAAACATCTTGCCATGCGCTACCTGTGTAAAACTGGAAGGCGCTTGTATCGTCTAAGAAACAAAACATACCTTTAGTAAGTACGTCTACTAGGGCGGTGTCTCTAGCGGCTGCATCGTCAAACTTCATAACCGTTTGACGCATAAGCAAGTTATCTACGTCAGCCGCAGTTAGTATGTCGCCAGCTGCAAAATCTTTGAATGGCAATTTATTCTCCCTAAAATCCGAGCACGCCTGTGCCAATTCTACCAAACACTGCATCGTCTAATACAAATACAGATCCGTCAAGAGTTGCAAAACCAATGCTCACAAAATGAAACGTGCTGTCGACTGCATGATCCAAGCGGATTATTTCAGCAAACTTTTCAATTGCTGGTGATGTTGCCGGATTACCTGGTGTAAAAATAATCTTTACAACAGTTCCTAACTCAAAATCTAAAACTTTATTTTGATTAGCTGTTGATAGTTCGTTCAACGCAACGTTTACGGATTCAAACCTAAATTCCGGACTTGAATAAATGGCTGAGTAATAATCTGCTAGCTCTTGAGCATCAGCGGTCTCTTCCATTAGCAAACCAGTCTGGCTTAGCGTTAACTCACCGTAAATACCTTGCGACAACGCATTTATTGCGGATGCAGTTTCACCGGTTATTTTGCTTGTGACGTCGATTGTGTTGTATAAAAGCTCCGATCCGTAAACGACCTTCATGCCTTGATAATTTATGCCTGTGCCATCATCAGCTAAAACTGGTGAATCAGAAATTGGTGACACGTCACGGTCACGAAAAACAAGGCTGCCGGCTTTGCTCATAAATAACGCACCTGGTTCGCTTGCCTCTACAAGCTGCAAATAAGCAAGTGCATTAGTATTAGTGGCAACAACATCGGCCCCAAGAGTCTGACGCCCAGGATCAATTTCTGTTGGTCGACTCCAGTTGATTTCTTCACGTTCTAAAACAGCGGTAACTCTTGCACCAGACAATTGTGAAACGTTTGTAAAATCACTAAGTGTTTGATTAGCTAAAGTTCTAAGCGCATCGGAGCAAACAGCTTCAGCGTTATTATTACCGTTTGGTTCAAAATTCAAATTCCAGTCATCAACGCTGCCAAAGTATTGGATTACTGATCCGGATGTTATCCTTATGTCACGCCTTGGAATAATTTGCCCGTAATAAGGACTTGCCTCAAACGTTGGATCAAAAGCGCGATCATTATTGTCAAAAACTATGCTTGCTTGACCCGTTGAGTATCTGTCTAATTGCCTAGACTTTCCACGCTTTATCGAATAGCTTTTTACCCGACTTGTTACGTCAAAAAAGATCGTCCCACCAAGCACCCAGTCCGTGTTATTTAGACGTCCAGCCGTTTCGTTATCTAACCGAAAATAAGGTCCTGTGTTGTTTTCTGTTAGATCAAAACCAAGCTCAATTAGATCCGCAGGCTTTGCCATTATGCACCCGCAAATACTGGTCCATTAGAACGCTCAAACCTTTTTATTTCGTCAACTATCAATTGACCAATGCGGTTGCCGTCAGATCCAAGTCCTGCATTTACGGTTACGTTATAGGTATTTGATGATCCGCCGATACTGCCTAATCTGTCAAGAGGAATAACCGCTTCGGCTTGTCCGCCTTCGGCAATGTTTGCTAGGACGCCTCCAGGACGCGGCATTACTATGCCACCCTCGGCAAGTTGAGGAATTTTTGGTAAGCTTATACCAAATTTTTGTCCTCCAAAGATTGGAACAAAATCAGGAATGGTAACCTGAATTGTGTTTAGTGCGTCGATTAGGTTGTTTACAAAACCAATAATTGCGTTGATTGGAACTTTTATTACACCAACTAGTTTTTGGAAAATGTCAGACATGAAGTCATAAACCGTTTGGAATACGCTTCTAAACGTTTCACCTACCGCGCTTATTTTCTCTTCTATAAAATTGCTGACTGGTTCGATTACGTTTTCGTACACCCAAGCAAAGGCATCACCAAGAACTTTGAAAGCCGGCTTTATTACGTTGTTGTTTATTTTTTCTAAAAATTTACCTACTGCTTCAAAGCCTTTTCCAAACAAGTCGAACAAAGGCTTGATTATGTTTTTATAAATCTTGACAAAAAATTCACCAAGCTTTTCAAAGCGATCCGATACGACCCCAAAAACAGTTCCTAAAAAGTCACCAACATGACCAACCAAAACCATAAATTTGTCAAACATAGGCTTCAAAACGTTCTCATAAATTGCAACGTAAATGCCTGCTAAAATCCCAAAGATAAGCATCGCCGCAAGAAATACCGGTTGGATCGCATTTTCCCAAAGAGCGTTGATGCCTGTCATGAATGCTTCGATTACCGGTTTGATGTACTCGTTATAAACGTCACTAAAAAACTTAGTAAACGCTGCCCAAGCATCTTGAAAGAATGTTGTTTTTGTTGCCAGGTAAACAATTCCGGCTGCCACCGCCGCAATGGCAACGGCAATAAGAACTAACGGTCCTGTTTTCATTACGGCAGAAAGTATTGCTTGTGCTGCCGCAGCTATTTTTGTAGCGTTAGCCCACAAGTAAATACCGGCAACTAGTGGGGTAAGGATAGCGGCAAAAGTGGCTACGGTTGGAATGTTATTCTTGATAAAATCGAATGCTCCCGTAAAAGCCGGCAGCAAGTAATCACGTACTGCAATAGTTAGCATGTCTATTGCAACGGTCAAAATACTAATAATTGCTGGAAGGCTTTGAACAACACCGCTAATAATTGGTGCAATTGATTTAAAGAAGTCTACTAGCGCTGGTCCGGCTTTATTGATAATTGGTTCCATGTCATCAAACAACGTAAGAAACATTGGTGCCAGGTTGCTTCCAATTTCAATTCCAACGTCGGCGATCCTGGACTTGACAAGTTCAAACTGACTTGACATTGTCTCGAGTTGTTTGTTAGCTACTTCTTCAGCCGTTCCGCCGGCGTTCCGAAGCTCACCTTCGTACGTTCTTAGTGCATCGCCGTTGTCAATCAATAGCAACATACCCGCACGAGCTTGCTTAGAGAAACCTAAGTTGCTCAGGGTTGCGAGCTTTTGTTCTGTGCTCATTCCATCAAGTGCAGATCCAAAATCATCGGCAATGTTTGCAAAGTTTTCCATGTTGCCGGCGGAATCAAACACTGAAATGCCTAATGCTTCAAACTGACCAGGAACCGCTTTTGCCCGATCGCTCAATCCAAAAATTGTGTTTGTTAGCTGTGTTCCTGCAAGCTCGCCTTTTACTCCGGCATCAGCAAACACCGCCAAAGCTGCAGCACCTTCTTCAACATCCTTACCAACGGTTTTTAGCGCTGTTCCTGCTTTAGTCGTTAGCGATGTAGAAAACTGTTCAATTGTTGCGTTTGCAAGCTGCGATGCTCTAGCCAAAACGTCGGAAACACGAATCATGTTTTCCATGTTGCCTATGGCGTCACCCTTGATAGCCAAGCCTAGCGCCGATTGTGCATCCGTAAGAAGATCTGTAGCCGTAGCCATGTCAAACATGCCGGCTTGAGCAAAGGACGCCACGGCTGGCATCGCCTGGATTGAGGCAGCCGCATCAAGTCCGGCGGAAGCTAGAAAGTAGTATGACTCAGCGGCTTGCTCTGCTGAGAATGTTGTTGACTTTGCAACTTCCCTGGCGGCATCCGCCATGTCATTTTTTAATGCATCAGATACTTCGCCCATGATGGCGGTTGACTTACCTAAAGCCGCATCAAACTTTGCAAACTCTTTTATGGAAACGGTTGCAATGCCGGCAATGGCAGCCGTAGCAGCCGCCGCAGTTGCAGCAGCTATTTTGCCAAACTTTTTTAGGGCCCCTTCGCCGTCCTTAATTCCTTGGTCATAGAACTTAGAAACAATGGGTAAGTTGATTGCCATGTTACAGCTCTAATCTTTTGTTGATGGAACTCAGCGCGCCGTTTATGATCCGCTTAGCAATTTGTATTGCGTCAGGACGGAGTAAACGAAACTTGCTGTAAGCAAAGCGACCGCCCTCGCCAGTCATAGGATACCTTGCATTTAGGTTTCGGATCATTGCTTTGCCACGATTATTTTTGCCCTGTTTTGCACCAGCTCGTTCAGCAACATAAAGCCCGCGGGTTTTGTTGTTTGGGCTAACCCTAATTGAAACTAAATGATTGCCAGTCTTTTTTGAATTACCAGCGGTAAACGAAACCGCCGCTTTTGCCGGACCCCAACCATAAGAAGACTCGCGGGCAAAGCCAGAAAGAGGCGGCGTGGTTGGAACTGCGTTAGCTATTTGCTTTGCAAAGGGGCTTATCTGCGTTCTCAGATCCTTTCTAAGGATCTTCAACACATTAGCGTCGACGTTTTTTAGCTCTTTGATTGCGGCTTTTATACCCTGCGCTTCAACTCTGGGTGTGATCATGCCGGTCCTCCAAACCTTATTTCATCGTTTGCTCTGTGCCTGCTTTTGATACTTGACTTCTAAGTATCGGCCCATAGTCCAGAACATTCGTGGTTCTAGTTGCATCAGCTCCCTCGGCGAAATACCGGTTTCACAGGCTAACCAGGCTAGACGCCAATGTATCGAATCATCGCCTAGCGGAACTATTTTTTTTGTTCGGAGGGCTCAACATTCTTGATTGCTTTCAACCATGTATCAAAATCTTCTTTTGTTGATCCACTGTTGTTTTCTGCGCTCCAGGCTAAGAAGAACAAGTGCGTCAGACGAAAGTCTTTTTCAAGTCTTGCGATGCTGAGATCGAATTTAGTTTCGAATGCAACAATTTCTGACGCACCTGCGGTTACTTCTTTTACTTCTGCGTTTGCGTATGTAATCTGTAGGTTTATCATTTATTTATTCCTTAGGCTACTGCTCGAACGACGGCACCGTTTACGGGCCAGCTAACTGAAAGCGTTGCTAGATCACCAACGCTAGAAGCAAAGGGCTGATACTGAGTTACCAAAGCGTTGAATGTGTAGGACGGATTTCCCTCACCAACCGCGCTGGTTGTTGGCATAATAACTATTTGAACTGATGTCCCTAGTAGCGGAAACAGTGTTGAGTCAATTGAAGTTGCCGCAAAATCCTGGTGGAAATCTAGGCTAACTGAACCGTCAAGCAGACCGCCAATGCGTGATCTGGCGCTTGCGCCAAAAGCTGTCGTGTCTTGCTCTTCAACGGTGATGTCGAGAGTAACGGAGTTCAAGCTAGTGCTCAAGTCGTCACCATCAATAGTGATGCTGTAGTCGGTCGCGACGAATTTAGCCACGTTATCTCCTTAGTTTGCTAAAACGGTAACGACAAAATCTGCCGCTAAGTATGTTGCCTCACCTAATAATACCGCACCAATGTTTGACATTTCAGAAACACGAACGTCGTAGGCATTGCCGCCTAACGTCCGGTCCGACTGAACAGCCAACTTTATTGATTCAGATCCGGAACTCGAGGCAAATGAGTCCAGGCGTCTTTGTGCTTCCCGTTCTGCTGCGCGTCCTACTATTACAGACACTAAAAAATTGTATGTTGTCATTCCTTGTTGGAATGTGTTGTCGTAACCAACCGACTGAAGTTGAACAACAGCCATTGGCGGCGACGGGTTATCCGGTATCTCGGCAGCCGTGCGCAATCCTGAAATTGTTGCCAGGTTAGTTGCTAACCCAGTTCTAAGATCTGTAATTGTCATGCAAAAGCAACTTTCTTGAAAGGCATAATCATTGCCTCAACATCAGGATCAATTTTGCCAACTCGAATAACACCAAGATCGCCAAATCCGGTTACGCCAAGCGGAGCATCATTGCGCTTGAAATTACGTGATCCTAGCAAAACGGTTGCTTGAGTTATTTGCGTAGGAACTGTTTCAAAACCAAACGTTCCTAAAATCTGAACTGTTGCTTCGCCGCCACCGACGGGCCAAGTGTAATTGCCAACCGCGCGAACAATGTTGCGAGGCGTTGCAATGCCGCCGGCTAAACCATTCAGCGGTTCAAGCTGATAATCCGTTGTTGTCCAAGTCTCATCAAAAATTCCGTCTGCTGCCGTTGAAGTCTTGATGTGTGTAATTGAAACGATGTCATCGGTGTAAACCAGGTAAGAGTCTACCGGTGTGTAAATCCTTGTGGCAGCAGTTGTAAAAAACTGTCGCTCGCAAGCACCATCAATTTCACGTGAAGCGGTTTCTACGGCAAGCTCTAGCAAAGCATCATCAACAGTGTCTGTGATTCGTAAAGACGCTTTTATTTGCGCCAGTGTTGCATACCCGTTTGTTATTGCCATTTACCTATTCTATCCTTACGATGAAATGCGGGAAAAAGCAAGAGCCCCGTCACAAACCTACAAGTGACGGGACTCCTGGTTATTTTGTTAGATTAGCTTGCGCCGCCAACAAAGTGCTTGATTTCCGTGTTACTAGTTAGATCGCCGTCAACTCGCATGGTGAAACGCCATGTAGTTAGATCGTTCTGGAATGCGTAATCTGCCGAGGAAGCTACGTCAAGTCCGCCTGCAAGACGAACTTTGTAGCTGTCAATTGATCCAGCAAGAACCGACTTCTCGTCGATAGCGGTGTCTTCCATGTGAGGATTCTCTAGAACGTTGAATCCGGCAAATGTGTCCTGACCGCCTGGGCCTACCTGGGCAATGTTGTATAAGTAATTGCCTGCGGTATCCTTTAGCTTGCGTGCCTCACCAATTGACTTAGTGTTCATCATCAACGCCATTGATGGCTTGCGACGAGTAGCAGCATCGACCGAGTAAATTAGATCAATTAGGTTGTCAGCGGTAAATGCGCCGGCGACACCGGTTGCACCGGTTACGCCAGCACCAGACGCGGTGACAATTCCGTTTGGCTGTGACGAGCCGGTTCCCGTTGTCAATGCGGCGTTGACCGCATAGCCAATTCCGTTACCTGCTTGCTCTGCAAGGTGTGATCCAAGATCAAATCCTGCGTCAGTAACAAGTTCGTTGGCTGCCTGGATAATTCCGCCATACTTGTAAGCTCCGAGCGTAATGCTCGCATAAGTTGGAGCAACGTCAGCAAGCTCAGCACCAGCGGCTTTGAGCGTCATCGAAGAATAAGCCGACAAAGTTGGAATTGTCAAATCTTCGCCTGAAGTTGTAGAAATAATTCCTGGCATGTCGAGCATAGGACCGACCGACCTGGCTACCGAAAATACGGAATCGTAAAAGCTTTTCGGAACGGTGTTTGCAGACGGAACCAAAGCGGCGCGTCTTTCAAAAGTATGTCCACGCTGCTCACCTAGGGCAAGTGCACGGAAGATGTCGGTTGAAGAACGTTCTTCAGCAACAACTGGAATGAAGCCCTTAGCTGCGGCAGATGCCTCAACTTTGCGCTCTTCGTTCCTGTTTGCAACATTTATAGTTGCATCAGCTTTTGTGATGTCGCCTTCAATTGCATTGATCTTTGATAGCTCTTCAGCGTCAAGTCCGCGGCCCTCTGATTCTGCAAAGTCAATAACTTCGCGAACCTGTGTGATTAGGGCGTTGCGGAGCTCTTGCTGAGATTTGATAAACTCAGACATTTAGTCTCCTCATTAGTGTTGTATTTGAATTGTGACCGGTGGCGATAACGCTCAACCGAAAGCGGACGAGTTCACTCAGATCCGTAATTACAATTTTACACTTATGATGTCGAGTCAATAAAAAACCCGC